TTCCACTCGCCGTCTTTAGCCTACGTGGGGGCATTTCTGTCAGCCTATAGCCTTGTTCCCACCCGAGTTTTATACCAACGCACTTTTTGAAACTACCGGGGACAACGTTCACTGCCTATGGTGACAGCTAATGTAACCCGATGTCTAGGCCCCTTTTTGGTTACCGAGGGCCGGTCGCAAAGCGGTTTCGTTACAAAGGTAATTAATTGCAGTCTTTCTGCCGCAACTCATCCACAAGTATTTGCAGTTGTTCTACATCACGCTCTAAGTGATTGAGTCTGAGGTTCTGCTCAGCATCATCAGGTAAGCTGCCCATCTCCCCTCTTGGCCACTTGATTCTGAACTCTGAGTTGAGTTCGATCTCTTGATTGTGACGCATAGTTTCTATCTCAAGCTGAGACAGTGCAGACATGATGGTGAAGTAAATCCATACAGCCCCACCAACACCTACAACGATTTGGATCAACCACTTAATGTTAATCCCGAAGTTTGTGGTGTCGTCAAGTTTCACTCCATCTTGTTTTTAGCGAGGAGTATCTTGATCTCTTGGATGTCTTTAAGGAGCTGCTTAACGTCGTCCTTAAACTCTTTGTTGTCTGCCTCCAGGGCGTAGACCCGAGATGATAGTTTGTTGTAGTCAGCTTGGAACTTTATCCAACCCCCGATTAACGATCCTGCTACAACTAAAAACTCAAAGTGAGATAGGTATTCTTCCATAGTGATAGGTGTGTCACCTACCCTGGCCGCGATATGCTTTCTTATAGTTCTTAGACTTCTTATGGACTGAAGTCTTGGTCTTAGCATGTACCCCAGGACGGGAGACAGTTTTACGAATGTAAATGTCGAATGCTGTTTGTTTTGCCATGTGGCAAAGTTAAGTCAAAAAAATTATGTGGCAAAAAAAATTTTTGTGAGAGCGTGAACCTACACATTCAAAGACCCCAGCTATGTTGCGGGCTTCGACAGCCCCCGGTAGTACATTGTGTCACCCCTAATTTAACAAGTCGCCATGGCGAAATTCACTAAGAGCAACACGCAAGTAATGCGTGACCTGGACAATACCAAGAAGCTGGTCATTGTCATCGATGGGCAGGAGCCCATGTCCTTTTACGCGGACGAGGACGTCCTTGCCGCAGATTCGAACTGGCGTTCGCGTCTGCTCATACAGGAGGGAGACTATGGTCCCTTCGCTAAACTCGAACGTCGTTTGGAGTTGCTAGACCTTTGAGTCTAGTTGCGCCAACCATCAGAGGTACAAGTTAGTGTGTGTGTACGACTACCAGGTCGTATGCACCACTATCTGACCTATTTACTAACCATGCCAACCAGGGCATATACAAATCTATAGCATATGTTTGCTATCCTCCTCATCTCTATGGCATTCAACATTGTACTTGTTGGTACCATCTACTACCTTCTGGCTACCGATCAGTCAGACCTATTAATCATGAAGCTTCAGTCTCGCATCAATGAGCTGGAGTACGAACTGTCTAATGCACACACTGATGTGTACTTGGACGAAATCATTTCAGAATGAGCTCGAAGAAAGACTTACCACCTATTCCACAACCAGGGAATGTTAAGCTCAACCCTGTTGTCCATCGCTACAAGCAATGGAAATTGGATGGACCTCAATTACGAGAGGCTGCTAGACTAGAGCGTCAACGTCTGCAGCTTCTTGTTGTTAATCATCAAAAGCAAATAAAACAACTGACGCAAATCATTGAAGATCATGAAAACAACTCTGATCAGTAAGGCATTAGCCTTCACGCTCATCATGTTTGGGATAGCTATACTGGCTACCTCATGCAGTACGACAGCACATTACTCAACTGGGTACCACGGAAATGTGTACCACAAACAGTATAGCTCATGCGCTGCGTACAACTAATCATCGTAATGCTTGTCTCATCCTCAGCGATGGGGCAAGCTTTCCAATGCGGTATGTTCGGTATGATCCAAGACGACTACGGAACACAATTCATTGGGAGGTTTGACGACACTATGGACTTTGTGCTGCTTGAATCAGCATCGTCCTGTGAAGTCATGGAAGTACCCATCGCAGTATGGGATGTCGTACCAAGGAAGAGATACACCAAAGTATTCCTCGACCTTGAGCATCCTGACTTTGACGATGCGGCATATCTGATACGATATCCCACCGGTGCGTGGAATATTGTAAAGGAAAGATCGTACAAACAGAAATCGATGTCGTTCTTTCTAGGTGATAACTAAATCCTTGGGTCTTAGACTATACAAGGTGGGGTAAACGACTCACCCTTAACACGAGTCGTCACTGGGCCGTCATGTCCTATATACATGTCAGGGAAGAGCAGCATATTACAGGGCTGACGTCAGATGTAGACGTGTAGATAGGATACTACCTCTTCCCTTTATTTGAAATCAATGGCGTAAGGTGACGGCCATCAACAGTCACCAACATTAAAATCATGTTAATCTCATAAAACCATGAGTAACATTCTTAACAGCGGTTCACTGGACACCCTCAAGTCCGGTCAGTGTTTGTTGGTTGGATCACGTCGCGTAAGCAACGGTAAAGTCCAGCTCGAGTTCGCCGAAGTACTTGAAGGTACTTCTCAGTCTAACAACAATGCGTTGGCTGCATTCAATGCATCTGATGACCGATTCTCTGCCACTAAGGCACGTCGGGCATGGATGACAGCGGAGCCTGTCGATGCATCTGCTTTGTTGGGTGTGGACTTGACTGGTGGATACACCACAAACGAAATGGGACAGGAGATCAAGTCCCTCAATGTCATCAACCCTGAAGCCCTTGGCAAGGCTCTTCGTGTGCAAATCACGGAGACTGTTGAGCCAACCGAGTGGCAGATGGAGAACCTTGAGACAGCTGCAAAGCGTCGTGGCAAGGACGGTGACTACATTACCCACAAGGGTATGTACATCTTCGCTAACACCAACGTGGTGTTCGGAGAACCAAAGCACACTTTCTTGGAAGCTGATGCACCTGCAAACGCAGGTGGTGGCATCATTGCTTCTCAAAGTGTGAACGTTGCTACTGGAGAAATCCTGTCGTAACACAACGGGGGTGAGTGTAACAGCTCACCCCTTTCTATCTCAGGTTTGGGTAACAGTGCTTCCGCAAAGGCTGTCATAGGGGTATGACACAGTACATATGGGCACTGAGGGTTCGACTCCCTCCTGAGATACAATTATTATTCAAATCAAAACAACAAATTACGATGGGTAAAATGAAAGAGATTGCCATGATCATACAGGAGGGGGAGACTGAGACTCTCGAACTCATGCGTGACATGGCTAAGAAACACGGTCGGTCTGGGGTATTCTTCCGAGGTCGCAATCTTACCTTTGAAGAAGCAGACAACATGTTAAACCTTATCTACCATGAGCAGAATAAGATTCGTGGGGACCAACAGTCCTCTCAATGATATCCAGACGGCGACGATTCAGGAATGCAAGACGTATTGTGAGGGCAAGACAGTTCTGGGTGTGGACACTGAGACTGAAGGCTTTGACTTCACGTGTAAGAAGCTCATCATGTTCCAAATTGGGGACAAGGAGAGGCAATACGTCATCGATACCAGAGTCGTCGACATCTCACCACTCAGAGACATACTCGAGTCAGACAAAATCATCAAGGTTTTGCACAACGCTAAGTTCGATTACAAGTTCATCAAGATGTGGGCTGGAATATCGATGGAAGAAATGTACGATACGTTTCTTATGGAGAGAGTTATCAATTGTGGTAAGCAAGACCATGGATACTCTCTTGCCAGGTGCGTCGAAAGATATCTCGGTAAAACTCTCGATAAGGAAACGCGTAACAAGTTCATTGGGCTCCAAGGTCAACCTTACACCGTTGATCAGATTACGTATGGGGCGAACGATGTGGTTTATCTGCTTGACATACGGGAAAAACAACTTGGACTACTTCATACGTATGAACTACAACAAGTCGCCCGTCTTGAGAATAAGGTAGTCAAGGTCTTTAGCGAGATCGAGTACGAGGGTCTGATAATTGACAAGGACAAGTGGACAGCTATGGCAGAGGACAATGTCAAGCTGGCATACGAACAGGAGCTGAAGCTTGATAAAATGGTGTTGGCACATCCTATGCTAAAGCATTACCGCTTACCTGTGCAAGCTGAATTGTTTGCACCTATGGATGACATACGACAAACCCACATTAAGTGGAGCTCCCCTTCGCAAACCCTTGAGCTATTTCAAAACCTAATACCTGAACTTGAAGATGTTAACGGTAAGAAACTCAACAAGTACAGATACAAAATACCACTGATAGATGAATACATTAGATACAAAGAGCGGACAAAGCTCGCCAATGCGTACGGTACTAAGTTCTTCAATTACGTCAACTGTGACGGAAAGGTGCATACAAATTTCTCTCAAATATTGGATACAGGACGAGTTTCTTCCTCTAAACCAAACATGCAGCAGATTCCAAGCGATAACACCTTTAGAAATTGTTTCACCGCACCCGAAGGCTGGGTCTTCGTCTCAAGCGATTATTCTTCACAGGAACTAAATGTCATTGCTTATGGGAGTCAAGACCCTGTGTGGCTGGACGCCCTTGAAAAAGGACTGGATCTTCATGGAGTATGCGCCGACCTTGTCTTCGAAGATAAGTGGAGGAACGCGGATGCTGATGAGAAGAAGAAGCTACGCACACAGATTAAGGCGATTAATTTCGGACTCGCCTACGGAATGGGACCGTTCAAACTGGCAGATACTCTACAGATATCTAAAGCAGAAGCGGAGGATCTTATAGAGAAATACTTTACAGAGTTCCCTAACATCAAAGATTTTCTACAGAAACTTGGTACATTTGGTACCAGGCACGGCTATATCCAGACGTTCAGGCCGTTCAAACGACGTCGCTGGTTCGACACATGGTTCCCCAAGATATGGGATGACCGGTCGAAGATGCAGGAGTTTGGGAGCATTGAGCGTGCTAGTAAGAACACCCCAATTCAGGGCTCGTCAGCTGATATGACTAAGCTCGCACTCATTTACATTCACAGAGAAATACAAGAATCATGGAGTAACAACGTAAAGATTGTCATGACGGTCCACGACCAGATTGATACGATATGCAAAGAAGAAGTTGCCGATGCATGGGCAGTCAAGATGACTGAGCTCATGGAGAAGGCAGCAAAGATCATTATACCTAACGGTCTATTGAAAGCAGATACTAACATCTCACAGACGTGGGAGAAATAACAAATCAAATGCAACCAGTAAATACCAAGAGCTTGTTTCACAAGCTCACAACTACCCTAGATCAACTCGATAGAGATGAGATAGATGTGTACAAAGCAGCAGCTACGGCTAAGCTTGTACAACAATGCGGAAACTTGCTCAACTATGAGCTCAAGCGTGCAGCACTCATGACTAAACCTGAGTTCAAAGCTGAGCATCGTAACCTTGAGAGCAAGAACTTCGATAGCATTGATCAGGAGAAGCCTAAGAAACTATCGTCATGATCAAGCTAAGTGCAGCCAAACAGCCACAGTTTAGGAACTTCTTTAAGTCCACTAACCATCTCGAGGTTATGATATCTATGGGCATCCCACCTGAGATGATAGAAGACATACAACGTGACGAGTTTCACGGAAAGCTCACTGCGTTTATGGAGAACTATGGTATCCCTGAAGAGGAGAGATCCATGGTAGTAGACTTCTATAACAAAGTGTATGCTAACTTCAGAGCTCAACAGCCTAACGGTGGTCAGATTAACAGAAGAGACCCTGAGCTTTGGGAGCTACGCAAGAGCTTCCTTAAAAAGTGTGGGGTTGGGGTGAATACACGACGTAAGTCCTACAACATACCAAAGGTTGTGTGGTACATGAGAGACCATTGCAATTTCTCTTGGTGGGATTTCAACATGGAAGACTTGGATGACGAACCTCTAGCTTACCTTGTAACCAATGCAGCACTACATGTTGCGAACGAGAAAGCCAGTGAAAGAACATTCGACTACATGTGGGATGAAATGGAGGACAGCACACTGTACGATATCTACAAGCGAGTAAAAGAATTTGAAAAATCAAATGTTGCACTGGCATGAGTAAAGATGTACAAGTGGGGGACAAGGTGATACGTGAGCTTGAGGTCAAGCTGTTCGTTGTATCTATGCTCTTACAAGAGTTGCTTGATGAAACCAAGGGCAATACTCGGTACAAGCATCAGATGAAGTTTCACATCAATAGACTACAAGCGGAGCTTGATAGACTACTCAGTGTGAAGATGGATGACAATACGCTCAGCATGTTCATCACAGATGCCATGTCTGCATTGGAGGACTCTATAGATAAGAATATATGTACGACGGAAGAAAACTAATAGTAACGCTCACGTCGATACCCTCTCGTATGGAGTATCTACACGTTGCGTTGCATACTTTGTTGACTCAGACAGTGAAAGCGGATAGGGTGGTTCTATCACTTCCACATGAGTCAATACGGGAGAAGACAGGGTATGTACTAAGCGAAGCAGTGCAGAAACTTGTCGACTCCGGATACGTGGAGCTGTTGCGTTGCAAGGACTACGGTCCTGCAACCAAGCTCCTCGGTGTCTTAGAACAAGAGATGGGGAAGAAGGAAAGCATTGAGCCTTTCATCTTCTTCTTCGATGATGATAGAGCTTACCACAGCAATGCTGTAGAGATCCTGTTACGTAGTGGATTGCTAGACAGGGGACATGCAGCATGCAGAATGGGGAGTATAGTCTACCAAAACCCTTGGGGTGAGGAGAGAGTATGCTCTGCAAATATTCGTCAGCCAGAAGAGGTAAATGTTCTTCTTGGTTACAGCGGTGTGGCTGTACGACCATCTTACTTTGATGAACGTGTATTCACCCATGAAGTAAAGGACTCTTTCTTCGTGGATGATGTGCATCTGAGTGGTAACTTGCGTCGAAATGGGGTGAAGATATTTGTCCCACCAGCACCACCAACACAATGGCAAATCGAAGCAGGGGAAGCAGGTTTCTTGGAGACTGATCCAGGTCTGAAAAGCACCAACATTAACCCTTTGCATGCGATAAACCACACCAAACTAGATCATACCTTTAATACTTTGAAACACTTCAAACTGCCTCGGTAGCACAACTGGATAGTGCAACAGCCTTCTAAGCTGTAGGTTGTGGGTTCGAGTCCCGCCCGGGGTACGCGTGTGAGGCGATAACAGCTCAGACGTGTTTCATTCAATTACAGGTAGGGCCGGTGAAACGTCACTGGCCCTTTTTCGCGCTCTTAGCTCAGTGGTTAGAGCAGATGACTCATAATCATCCGGTCGCAGGTTCAAGTCCTGCAGGGCGCACAAAACGATTCCAACATGGACCATCACATCTATCCTGGTTTGAGTATATCAGCTCAGACCCTAATCAAACATGGAGTAATACTCGGAACTGGTGAACTAGACATCGTAGCGGCAGCATGCTGCGATGAATATGACATCACCATCAAAGAGTTCAAGAGCAGAACCAGACTACGTACACTGGCTGATGCTCGCAAAGTATTCTACTTAATATGTAGAAGAGATTTACACAAGTTTACGTGCAAAAGACTCGGCATGTATACGGGTAGGGATCATTCGACAGTGACTGTTGCAGTGCAGCGTGCAGAAGAACTCACAGAGATTGATCGCTCATTTAGAGTCAAGTACAATCATGCTAAAATGATAGCACGACAAAGACTAAAACTAAACGGCTATGAATTTGACGGAATGCCAGAAGCTCCGGTCTGAGGTGGAGCTAGTAAGAAGAGACCTCAGTGCATTGAAAAGACAAATTGTTAGACTAAATATAAAAGTAGTAGAAAATGAAAGAGCGTTTTTGGGAGACACAGATAGACTCCGACATCGGACCCTTGGACATCAAGGTAAAGTATGAGGTTATCCCCGGTCAACATGGGGACTATTACACACCTACCATACATCCTGAAATATCCATACTGGATATTGAAATTAAACCAGAGCAGACCTTTGATCCCGACATCATCAGGTTCTTGGAAGAAGAAATAGAAGATGAAATACGTGAGAGTCAGCCCGACTGAGATAAGACGAGCTCGTAGAATGATGAAAGAGATCAACAAGCAAGTAACCAAAGGCAAGCCAGTATCAAGAGATGGAGCACAAAGAGAAGCACTCAACAGCTGGGCCCGTAAAGGGTTTAAAGGCAGCATTATTGCTGCTACTGGCTTTGGGAAATCTCGTGTTGCCGTTCTCGCTATTGGTAATAGTCTTGATGAACTGGAAGACACTGAGGCACGGTGCCTAGTTCTTGTACCCACAACACAGTTGCAGGAACAGTTCCCCAAAGAGTTTATCAAGTGGGGCTTCGAGGACTACCTCGACCGCATTGACTTTATGTGCTATCAGTCAGCTCACAAGCTGGAGGGTAAACACTATCATGTCGTCGTGTGTGATGAGATACACCTGGGCTTGTCACCTGTGTACAGTGAGTTCTTTGAGAAGAACACGTACAATAGGCTGATGTGTCTCACTGCAACTATACCAGAGAACCCTGAGTATCGTACAATGCTGGTCAATCTAGCACCTGTATGCTACAAGATTACTTTGGATGAGGCAGTAAAGGCTGGCTATGTCGCAGAGTATCAGCTTGTGTGCATTGGACTCGAGCTCGATCCTGATGAAAGGGAAGAGTATAACAAGCATCAGAAGATGTTCGTCAAGATGAAGATGGCACTGGGTGGTCACGATGCATGGACAAAAGCCAGTGGTATTCTAGCTGGTACAATCAAGGGTAACGTAGGCGCAGCTGCACAGTACATGAATGCTGTACGTGGTAGGCGTAAGGTTATCCAAGAGGCTAGCAGTAAACTTAACGGTGCACGAGAAGTTGCTGACTTCTACGACAAGGAGAAGATCCTAACCTTCGGTGGCACAAACAAGTTTGCAGATGCTACAGCTCAGAGATTGGGTGGTGAGAGCTATCACTCTGGTAAGACTAAGAAGCAGAGGGAGGACATGTTGTCTCGATTTGCTAGTGGAGAGCTAAGAATCCTGTGTTCTACAAAAGCTCTGAACCAAGGCACTGACGTCCCTGATGTTGGTGTTGGTATCATCGTAGGCTTGGACAGCAAGTCCTTGCCTTTGATACAACGTATGGGACGAATCATTCGTAAGGATGGGGACAAGGTCGGTAAGATCTTCATCTTCTACATGATCGATTCGCAGGAAGAGAAATGGCTAAAAGAAGCCACTAAGAAAATAACTAATGTTCAAAAGGGTGAAGACCTACAATACTATCTAAAATGAAAGCAAAAACCATTGCACCTTATGACGATCATATGGACTATATGATCATGAGCACTCTTGTCAACAGAGGCAAGACAACTCAACACGAAGCAACTCTGCAGGTCCAAAGGCGGATCAAGCAAGAGTACAGGATTCTGCTCACCCCTCATCAAATCAAGGGCAGATACTACACGTTGTTGAGCCGTGGGTACCAGACACCCACACCACCCAAGTCTGTCAAGCCTAAGACTTCTAAAGCTGAGGTAATCAGTTACCAAAAGAAGGAGGCTACGACGGTATCTGATGTCATTACCATGAACGTCAGAGGGGTGGAGATAACTATGGTGTTTAAATAATTGGTATGATTGTAGAGATCAACACAGAAACTCTCAAGGAATTTGGGATAACAGCTGATGATTTCTTATATTTGTACCTCTTGCATGCCACAAGTTATGATTGTCTAGAAGAGTTATCTCTAAATCCAGACACCGAATCCCTGCAAACCAAGGGCCTACTTAAGTTGGGGGAGGAGCTGCGAGACCACACAGTACGACAAGGATTTCTGGATATATTCCAGACTTCGTTTGATCAGATGTGGTCCGAGCTTCTCTCCCACTTTCCTCTCAAGGTCTACAATCAAGGGCATATGCGGGTGTTGAGGGCTAAAGATGCCAACGCTAGAGCAAACGCCAAGCCTAAGCTGAAGTATGAGAAGATTGTGGGGTCGGATACGCAGAAGCACAAGTTTATAATCAAATGTTTGATAAATGAGCTTGAGCTGCGTAAGTCGACCAACACTCTCGGCTACATGCAGCAGCTACAGACTTGGGTGAATAACTACACATGGGAGAAGTATGAAGATGTAGAAGATGAGCAATCCTCCCAAGGGCGCAACACGCGCCAACTATGAGATAACGGACATACCCCAACTCCGTCACATTTCTAAGTCAGTCGAGCGATCTATCATGGATGTCCAGAAAGGCATACGTGGTAACAGGTTGGTGTATCCCACTAACTGGGCAAGACTGAACAAGAACTTGATGGGTGGGCTACAACCCGGCAAGATGTACGTCATTGCTGGGCGTCCTGGTGTAGGTAAATCTGCGTTCTCAAACCAGTTGATCTTTGATCTCCTGGACAAGAACACAGACAAGAACATAGTTGTACTCTACTGGAGCTTTGAGATGCCGGGTGAGCAGCAGATACTGCGTGCTGGCTCGAAAGACACAAAGCTACAGACGTTCGAATTGTTGTCAGTTGAAGCTAAGCTGACACAGGATAAGTACAACTTGTATGTGCAAGCAGTACAGAAGTACAAGGATTACCCTATTTACTTCTGTTCTATCCCGCAGGATATGGAGAAGGTGAAGAACATCAACGAACAGGTGTTCCATCGTTACCCATCTGCAACAATCGTCAATCTAATTGACCACTCTCGTTTGGTACTCGGTAGTGCTGAGACAGAACTACAACGACTCAATGTTTTGTCGAAGGCATGCATGTGGATGCAGGCTCGTATGACCTGTATCAATATACTGCTGTCTCAGCTGAACCGTAACATCGAGCAAGAATATCGTGCTAAGCAACAGTACCAGCCAATGCTCACAGATTTATTTGGGGGTGATTCCATAGGTCAGGACGCACATGTCGTGATGATGCTGCAAAGACCTTACGATCTATATGGGATTACTGACAAATACTGTGGTGAGGACCCTGTGGGTCTCATGGCTGTGCACATCGAGAAGAACCGTGATGGTTTGCTCGGTATGATACCATTCGAAACAGATCTATCAACATTCACAATCAATGAGCGAACTAGTACTTCCAAAACAGGTGGTTAAAGCTGCCCGCAAATCACCTAAGAACATGATTATCTATGGTCCACCGAAGATCGGTAAGACCACAGCTTTGTCCCAGCTTGAGAACTGTCTCATCATTGACCTGGAGGACGGGTCAGATATGGTGGACGCACTCAAGATCAAAGTCAACTCCCTCGCTGAGTTGGCTCAGGTCGGGAAAGCTATTATTAGCGAGGGAAAGCCGTACAAGTATATTGCCATCGACACTATTACCCAACTGGAAGTGTGGTGTGAGCAGGATGCAAAGCAAATGTATCAAGCCACACCCATGGGTAAGAACTTCGACAAGGACAATAAAGGTTTGTCTGTACTCACACTGCCCAATGGTGCAGGCTACAACTACTTGCGACAGTCTTTCCAAAAATGGTTCCGTAACCTCAACAAGCTGGCTGATCACGTCATCTTCGTTGGTCACTTGAAAGACAAGTACCTCACGAAGAACGGGAAAGAAGTCAAGGCTAATGACCTGTCCTTGACTGGTAAGCTCCGTGAGATTGCATGTGCAAACTCTGACGCTATCGGCTATGTGTACAGGGGTGAGGGAGCCACAAAGATATCGTTCGATTCTACGAACGACGACACGGCAGGTTCACGCTGTGAGCATCTACGAGGACTTGATGCTGAGCTGGACTGGACGAAAATTTTCATCGATTAAACACAACAACATGTCTTTTGACGCAAGAGTAGAAGCTACCCCAGAAGTAGTGCAAGAAGAAACACCACAGGTGTTGACTATCTCTCAGCTCATCAGCCACATCAAGGATGATGGCATGAGCCGTGATGATATTCGTAAGAAGTACGGTATGACTATCGCTGAGGCGAAGGAGATTTTCTCTCACCCAAAGCTGAAGGGTATCCGTATCAAGAGACAACGAGTGATGCGCATTCAACTCGTTGATGACACCGCCTCACAGCAAATGACATTGCAGCAAGGCATTGCGCAAGCAGATCCACACGAAGACAACCAAGACGAAATCAAAGACTAATGGCTATTGCATCTAATGATTCCAGCGTAGAAGTTGGAGGTGGGGGTATACCCCTGTACTGTGGCGTTGCTACAGTAAACGTTATCGCTGTAAACCCCACACTCGGTGAGCTGCACTCACTTGGCATCAATGTCAAGAGCGAGCAGAACTACACTGGTATTCTGATGGGGGAACGAGTACTCAACAAGCTGACCTTCTGGGTTCGCAACGCTGAGCATGAGTTCACTACACGCTTTGACATACTTGTTCAACCTGAAGAACGTCCTGAGTCTCGCACTGGTAAGTACCAGTGGATCAACAAGTTTGGTCAGACAGCATGGGGCACAGAGAACCCATCTACTCAGTATGAGTGGTTCAAGAACGAGGGTGTCCGTCGCTCCTATGTGGGTGAGGAGATGCTCATAGATTTCATGCGTGCATGGGCTAACGTCGGTCGTGATGGTGAGTGTGCCATCGATGACATCGCAGCTGTGACTAGCGGTGATGTGACTGAGCTCAAGCAGTATGTAAGCTCTCTCAAGGAGAACCGCTTGCGTCTCTTGATGGGTGTCAAGGATGACAAGTATCAGACTGTATACACCAAGCACTTTGGTCGTGAGAAGCCACGTCGTGATGACTTGTTTATCAAGGCACTCAACGAGGACTATGGTGACTTCCGTGCAGAGTATGATCCTAACGATCTGACTCTCAAGAAGTGGGAACCTGGTGTTGTTCAGCCTAACGATACTGCAGCATCGACTGAGTCTGCTGAAGCTGATGTAGCTGCTGACTGGATATAAGATAAGGGGCCAGGCTGTATCTTTATAGTCTGGCCCTAACTTATCATGATCGAAGCACGCAAGAGTGACGTATACCTAAGTAGAGATAACGTACTTGAAAAAGTCTCTGAGTATCAGATATTTAAGTACTTTTGTAGAAACTTCAAAGAGATAGGTGTAAAGTTTCGTAGTGATCTTCGAGACGACAAGTCCCCCACAGTTGACATCTCCCTTATTGGGCAGAGGTTATTGTACAAGGACTTCGGTCACCCAGATCATACGTTCGATTGCTTTGCATATGTCGGTTACAAATACAATTTAGATTTCTATGGAACACTTATACACATTGATGGCTGTTTTGGGTTGGGTCTCTATACTGGTGTACGTGTTGGGCGGCCTGTACGAAAGGTGGAGCCACAAGTACGAGCAAAAACAAAAGCAGAAATCCGAGTCAGAGTAAGGGACTGGGACAGCAGAGATGCGGCCTACTGGAAACAGTTTGGTATCAGTAAAAAATTATTACGTATCTTTGATGTTCAACCCATTACACATGTCTGGATTAATGAACAACGTTTTTCGTGCAATAGTATCAGCTATCGTTACCGCTTTGACTGCGGTTATAAGATTTACCGTCCGCTTGAAGGAGATTTTAAATGGTTTTCTAACGTGGGGATGGAATGTCTTCAAGGCTATCGGCAGCTACCTGAACGTGGTGAGACTTTGGTTCTCACAAGTTCCCTCAAGGATGTCATGTGTCTGGCGGTGCTTGACTACCCATCCATTGCTTTACAATCAGAGATGCTTGTGCCAAGTGAAGGCACCATCGAAGAAGCGCAAGCGCGTTTCAAAAAAGTAATCGTCCTCTACGACAACGACTTTGACAATCCTCGTAACCCTGGCCAGACAATGGCCGTTAAGATCTGCGAGAAGTACGGACTTGACAATCTTGTCATACCTTCGTATTATAGGTCCAAGGATATCTCGGATCTAATAAAGGATCACGGGTTACAAGAAGCAAAAAATGTCATCGAGAGGAAAGAGAACAGGCGCACGTACATCAAGAAAGAAAGTACGGAACGCCAAGAGTAAAGAAGTAGACGGTATCAAGTTTAGGTCTCAGCTAGAGGCCCACTGCTACAGGCAACTTAGAGATGCTGGTATCAAGTCAGACTATGAGAAGAAGAAGTATGTTCTCATGGAAGGCTTTCACTACAGCAACGAGTCCTATGAGGACAATGGTAAGACAGGATTCCAGGACAAACAGAAATACAAAGTCCGGGATATTACTTACACTCCTGACTTCGTCGACCCACAAGGTCGATGGGTGATAGAGTGTAAAGGCTATGCGAATGAACGCTTCCCACTCAAGTGGAAAATGTTCAAGAAACTGCTGATGGAACAGGATGATCCTCCTGTACTCTTCGTTCCGAGGAACCAGAAGCAGAACATCGAAACAGTAAACAAAATTCTAGAACTGATAGCCCCTACTAAATAGGGGCTATTTTATTATGAGCATCAAGACAATTGGTAAGGCAGTGCAGAGTAGCTCGGCTGGCTTACAGAAGCGGATCAACAAGTCCGCTGAGAAACTTGTCTTTGACGTTCTTCAATCCTCACAATACTCTACACCGATACCTTCAACCGTACGTGAGCTGGTGACCAACGCCTGCGATTCACAACGTGAGAAAGAGATTGCGTTGGAGATATTGTCTGGCAAGAAGAAGGTCGAGGACTACTACATCACCAGAGATGATGATGAATATATTGACTCTAACTTCACACCAGAATACTATGATCCTCAGTATCTTTGTGCAGATAACAACAGAGTTATCGTTAGATACAAAGAGAATGACGGTACTGGCTTTTGTGATGTTTTTAGTGTTACTGACTACGGCGTGGGTATCGGCTCGTCGAGACTCGAAGGTTATCTCGAACTGGGATTCTCAACAAAAAGAAATACAGCGGAAAACTTCGGAGCGTTTGGGCTCGGAGCCAAAGTCCCGCTCTCGACGGGCGTCGACTTCTACACTGTAGAGACAGCACACAACGGGAAGCTGTTCAAGATGAACTGCT